CGATTTAAAAGTTGGGGCGGAAACATATTATCAGAAAAAGCTAGTGATTATAATAATATTTGGGCATCTGATGATGGTAATACATCTATCCTAGAGAAAGTAAGGTGACGTTAATGCGAGAGTCTTTTAGAACTAGACTTCAGCATGCATGGAACGCCTTCAACGATAAAGACACTGCTAGACCGATCAATGATCTTGGCATGGGTTCTGGAGCTAAACCAGACAGACCTCGTTTTCGTTATGGTAATGAAAGATCGATAGTTTCCTCTATCTATACTCGTATCGCGATTGACGTTGCGGCCATAATGATACAGCATGTCAAAATGGATCAAAATGGAAGATATATTAAGGCTATGGATTCTGGCTTAAACGAATGCCTAACATTAGCTGCTAATAAAGACCAAACTGGCAGAGCCTTTATTCAAGATGTAGCGATGTCTATGTTTGATGAAGGATGTGTCGCTATAGTACCAGTCGACACAACACTTGACCCTAAGATATCTGGGGGTTATGATATAAATTCTCTAAGAACAGCTAAAATTATAGAGTGGTTTCCAAATCATGTCCGTGTAAGATTATACAATGATCGTAAAGGATTTAAAGAAGAAATCACATTACCAAAAAGTATGGTAGCTATTATAGAGAATCCGCTTTATTCTGTAATGAATGAGCCGAACTCGACGCCAAAGCGTCTTATAAATAAATTAAACTTGCTGGATGCAATAGACCAGCAAAGTGGTTCGGGGAAACTTGACGTCATTATCCAATTACCGTACGTCGTCAAGTCTCAAACAAGAAAAGATCAAGCCGAAGCAAGGCGAAAGGACATCGAGATGCAATTAGCTGGTTCTAAGTATGGTATTGCGTACATTGATGGAACTGAAAGAGTTACTCAATTAAACAGACCTGCTGAGAACAATCTAATGACTCAGATCGAGTATCTAACGAGAATGCTATATAGCCAGTTAGGAATGACAGAGGCCATCTTAGATGGAACAGCCGATGAAAAGACTATGATCAACTATTATAATCGTACGGTCGAGCCAGTTATCGCTGCAATTGCTGATGGGATGAAACGCTCGTTTCTTACAAAAACTGCACGCACGCAAGGTCAAACGATCATGTATTTCCGTGATCCGTTTAAACTCGTTCCAGTTAGTGAGTTAGCTGACATCGCTGATAAATTTACTCGTAACGAGATTATGTCCTCGAATGAAATTCGTGCTATTATCGGTTATAAACCTTCCGATGATCCAGCTGCGGATGAATTGAGAAACAAGAACCTTAATAAGCAAGCAGGAGAAACTAACCCTGCAATGATAACTGAACAGGAAACGAAAGGAGATATAGAATATGCCTAAATTTGACTTCAGTGGCTATGCCACAAAGAACAATCTTAAATGCTCCGACGGCCGTACAATCCGTAAAGACGCATTTAAAGAGAATCATGGACAAACAGTGCCTCTTGTTTGGCAGCATGTTCATAGCGACCCAGGCAATGTATTAGGGCATGCTTTGTTAGAAAACAGAGAAGATGGTGTTTACGCATATTGCAAGTTCAATGAAACTGAAGCAGGCAAGAATGCTAAGATGCTAGTACAACATGGGGATATTACTGCATTGTCTATTTACGCTAACCAATTAAAACAAAAGGGAAGCGATGTTATACACGGAGCAATTCGTGAAGTAAGTCTTGTTATGGCTGGTGCAAATCCTGGAGCATTGATCGATAATCTTAGTATCGCTCATGCTGATGGAACTTACACAGATGCCGAAGACGAGGCGCTTATATTTACAGGTCTTAACTTCTCTAACCAAGAAATCGAACATTCTGTAGAGGATGACGAGGACGAAGAAGAGGAAGAAGACGAAGAATTAGAGCATGCTGATGAAAGAACAGTAGCAGATGTATTTAACACTCTAAACGAAGAGCAAAAGAACGTTGTTTATGCTATGATAGCGCAAGCTCTAGATGGCGCAGATGCCGATGAAGATATTAATCATTCCGATGAAGGAGGAACAGACATGAAGAAAAATGTATTTGATAACGAAGATATGGAAAACAAGAACAATGTATTAAGTCACGATCAGTTACAAACAATCTTGGCTGACGCACAAAAATGTGGATCTTTAAAAGATGCTGTGTTAGCTCACGCTCAGGAATATGGTATTCAAGATATTGATGTATTATTCCCAGATGCTAAACAATTAGCTAAAGATCCTGATTGGTTAAAGAGAGAAGATGATTGGGTAGCTGGAGTATTAGCTGCTATTCACCACAGCCCATTCAGCAGAGTAAAATCTGTTATTGCTGACATGGATTTCGAAGAAGCTAGAGCTAAAGGATATATTAAAGCTACTGAAAAGAAAGAAGTATACTTCAAGGTTGCTAAGAGAGTAACAACTCCTACAACTATTTATGTAAAGCAGAAACTTGATAGAGATGACATCATTGATGTTGTTGACTTCGATATCGTTGCTATGGTTAGATTTGAATTAAGAACTCTTCTTAACGAAGAATTAGCTATGGCTGCTTTATTTGGTGATGGAAGAGAACCAGGAGATCAATACAAGATCAACGAAGAGAACATCAGACCTATCTGGAAAGATGAAGATCTATATTCTATCAAGGAGAAAGTTTCTACTGACACAGATCACAAGAAACTTGTTAAAGAAATCGCTTTAACTCATAAGAGATATAAAGGATCTGGTTCTCCAGTATTCTACACAACTCCTGACATGCACACAAACATGTTATGGATCGAAGACAACAATGGAAGAAGAATCTATGAAAGCGATGCTACATTATGTGCAGCTCTTAGAGTTTCTAAGATTGTTGAAATACCTCAGATCGAAAACTTAGTTAGAGAAACAGCTGACGGTAAGAAGATGAAGTTATTAGGTATCAAAGTAAATCTTAGAGACTATAACTTCGGTGCTGATAAGGGTGGAGAAGTTGCTACATTCGACGATTTCGATATCGACTTCAACCAATACAAGTACCTAATGGAAACAAGATGTTCTGGTGCTTTAACTAAACCTAGATCTGCTCAGGTTTATGAAATCGAAGTTGGTGGAACTCAACCACAAGTTTAATAACTAGAGGAGGATTCATATGGCAAAGTTTTATGGAGCAATAGGCTACGCCGAGACTAAAGAAACTGCGCCAGGCGTGTGGAGAGAATCTATTACCGAGCGTTCGTACTATGGTGATGTTATTCGAAACACAAGGCGTTGGGAAGGTAGCGAGCATCTTAACGATGATTTAAACATAAACAATCTTATTAGTATTGTTGCCGACGCCTATGCCAACGAGAATTTCTTTGCCATACGATACATTATATGGATGGGTTCAAAATGGAAGGTTACGAATGTAGAAGTTCAGAGACCTAGACTAGTATTGACGATTGGAGGGTTGTACAATGAGCAATAAAAGACTTGAACTACATGATACTCTTATATCTATAGCAGGCCACGCTTATTTTCAACCTCCTGAGTCAATGAAATTGAACTACCCTTGTATCGTTTATGAGCGTAGCTCTGGTGATTCACAATTTGCGGATAATCATCCGTATATTTACAAAACTAGATACAAAATTAGTGTCATAGACGCCGACCCAGATAGCGATATTGTGGGTAAAGTTGCTAAGTTACCTATGTGTACACATGATACACATTATACAAAAGATAACTTCAATTACGACGTCTTCAATCTATATTATTAAAGGAGGAAATCATCATGCCTAAAATTGTATGGGATAAAACAGGAGAAAGAATTTATGAAACTGGTGTAGATCATGGTGTGTTATATCCAATGGGAGCATCAGGTGCTTATGATAAAGGTGTTGCTTGGAACGGATTAATCTCTGTTACAGAAAGCCCTTCTGGAGCTGAAGCTACACCTCTATATGCAGATAATATCAAATATTTAAACTTAATGTCTGCAGAAGAATTTGGAGCTACAATCGAAGCTTACACATATCCAGATGAGTTCGCTATGTGCGACGGATCTGCAGAAGTTGCTACTGGTGTTATGATCGGTCAGCAAGCTAGAAGAGCATTCGGTTTATGCTATAGAACTGCTATTGGTAACGACGTAAATGGTAACGATCATGGTTACAAATTACACTTAATCTATGGTGCATTAGCTGCTCCATCTGAGAAAGGTTACCAAACAATTAACGATAGCCCTGAAGCTATTACGTTTAGCTGGGAAGTTTCAACAACACCTGTTGAAGTTCCTGGATTCAAACCAACAGCTTCTTTAACAGTAGATTCTACTAAGGTTGCTGCTGAGAAGTTAGCTGCTTTAGAGGCTATATTATTTGGTAGTGAAGCTGAAGAAGCTAGATTACCATTACCAGCTGAAGTTATCGAACTATTAAAGGAAGAAGCAGCTGGTTAAAATTTCTCTTTATGAGGCTCTGACTTCCTGCCATAGGTCAGGGCCTTATTAAATTAATATGGCAAAACTAGATTGTTGTTAATATTTCAAATTATGCGTTTGTTGTAAAATGCACAAAAACTATAAAAATCCAATAATAACTAAAATTTAAAAATCTGCAAAAATTATATTTCTCGTTCTTGGTCCATTAAAAAAAAAAAAAACGAGAATAGCTTATATTGTAAAATCAAATTTTGAAAGGAGTTTGTTAATATGTTAAAAAAGACAATTACTTACACTGATTATAATGGTGTTGAAAGAACTGAGGATTTCTATTTCAATCTCACAAAAGCTGAGCTTATGGAGATGGAATTAGGAGTAAATGGTGGCATGACTCAATTATTAGAAAAGATCGTAGCTGAACAAAATTCTGCTAAGTTAATTGAGAAATTCAAGGAGATGATCCTAAAATCTTACGGTGAGAAATCACTAGACGGTAAGAGATTCGTTAAGTCAAAAGAACTTACAGATGCGTTCACTCAAACAGAAGCATATTCTGAACTATTCATGGAGTTAGCTACAGAACCTAAGAAGGTTGCTGAATTTGTAAATGCTATTATACCACAAGAGCCTAAAAAGATGACCATGCCTAACCAATAAGGAGGTGAATTGAATGCTTCAGATTACAATACCTGCAACGGAGTGGTTCGATAGTGGCTCTCAAACATTTATCCAAACGAAAGAGCAGACATTGCAGCTGGAGCATTCACTTGTCTCTTTATCAAAATGGGAGTCAAAATGGAATAAACCTTTCTTATCGAAAGGCGACAAAACAATTGAAGAGACAGTGGATTATATTCGCTGCATGACAATTACACAAAATGTTGACCCTAATGTATATTTAGGAATAACTGACAGTATAGTAGAGCAGGTCATGGCGTATATAGACGCGCCTATGACAGCTACTACATTTAACGAGGAAAAAACTAAGGGTGGAAGAAGTGAAACTGTTACCGCCGAGATTATCTACTACTGGATGATCACTTTAAACATTCCTTTTGAGTGCCAGAAATGGCACCTTAATAGATTACTAACACAAATACGAGTATGCAATATTAAGAATAACCCTCCTAAGAAGATGGGAAGAAAAGAACTTATGGCTCGTAACAGAGCGTTAAACGCATCTCGTAGGCAAGCTTTAAATACGAAAGGATAGGTGATATTATGAGTAATAGCCCATTAGTAAGCTATACTAAAATAAGCCCTAATAAGACTAAACCTAGAAACCATGTGATAGATACAATAACTATTCACTGTGTTGTAGGTCAGCTATCCGTAGAACAAGTAGGCGATATTTTCGCTAACCCAGAACGTCAAGCCTCCTCTAATTATGGAATTGGCGCTGATGGAAGAATTGGTTTATATGTTGACGAAAGCGATAGATCTTGGTGTTCATCTAACAGATACAATGATAACAGAGCTATCACAATTGAATGCGCATCTGACATGACGCATCCGTACGCTATAAACGATACAGTATACAAATCCCTAATCAATTTATTGGTTGATATTTGTAAACGAAACGATATTAAAGAACTTAAATGGAAAGGCGACAAATCTCTAGTTGGCCAAGTAGATCAACAAAACATGACCGTACACAGATGGTTTGCTGCAAAAGCATGTCCTGGTGATTATATTTATAATAGACTAGGTAAGATAGCAGATGAAGTTAACTCTAAGTTAAAAGCAAATGCAGAACCTCAAACTTTATATTGTGTTCAAGTAGGAGCATATGCAAAGAAAGGTAATGCTGAGAACAAACTTAAAGAATTAAAAGCTGCAGGATTTGATGGTTATATTACTACAAAGATTAAATCGTAAAGGGTGATATTATGATAGTAATCAAACAATCTGGTAGTTTTAAACACACAGAGAGATTTTTAACACGTGCATCTAGACTAAACATTAGAAATGTCCTAGATAGATATGGAAGAGAAGGTGTTAATGCTCTTGCTATGGCTACGCCCGTAGACTCGGGTTTAACAGCTAGTTCTTGGGGATACGAAGTCCATGTTTCCAGGAATACA